AGTTAAATTTAAAGAAAAAATGCAGACAGTAGAAGGTAAAGAAGAACTTCTTAAGTTTGCACAGGAGCAAGGACTATAAAATGGCGGTATATAAGTTTTTAGGAACTGAATTAGCTATTTCATCAGCTAATACTGTTTCTTCTGCAAAAGTAGTCAGAGTAGTAAATACATCAGGTTCAGTTACTGTACTTACTGTTGCAAATACAAGCGGTACTTATGGTAATACTACTATTGCTCCTAATGAAGTAATAATTGTAGAAAAAGCAACTACAGATACTGTTGCAGGAGCTAACTTAAGAGCTGCTCCAATCGCATATAGGAACTAACAATGAAACTCATTACTGAAGTCGTAGAAGACGTAAAAATTATAACTGAAGAAGGTGTAGAAGGCAAAAAAGCCTTTACATTGAAGGTATTTTTTTACAAGGAAATTTAAAGAACCGTAATGGTCGTAGATATCCTACAGAACATCTTGCTAAAGAAGTAGACAGATATCGTACCGAGCAGATTGATAAAAATCGTGCTTATGGTGAATTAGGCCATCCTTCTGGTCCTTCTATTAATCTTGAACGTGTATCTCATATGATTAAATCACTAGTTCAAGAAGGTGATAATTTCATTGGTCGTGCAAAAATTATGGATACTCCATATGGTAATATCGTTAGTAACCTTATGAAAGAAGGCGCTGTGCTTGGTGTCTCTTCTAGAGGTATGGGTTCTCTGGTTGAGAAAAACGGTATTATGGAAGTCCAAGGAGACTTCTTTCTAGCTACTGCTGCTGATATTGTAGCAGATCCTTCCGCTCCAGATGCATTTGTAAACGGCATTATGGAAGGTGTAGAGTGGGTCTGGGATAACGGTGTTCTTAAGGCTAGCCAATTAGAGAGAGCCAAACAGGTTATCAATGAAGCAGCTTCTAAAAAAGATAAGAAACAACTAGAAGAAGCTAAAATACGAGTTTTTAAACATTTTCTTTCAAATATGTAAAATATATAAATATTTCAAATGACTAAGGAGAAAATTAATGTCTGACACTGAATTAAACAAAGAAGATCAAGTAATCGAAAACAATGCGGAAGCTGTTGTTGAAGATGCTTCTTCAAACCAAGCAACAATCGCTGGTAATGAAACTGTTTCAAAGTCTGACCTTCTTGCAAAGTTAGTAGCTTATGCATCTAAGATGAGCACAGATACTCTTGCACAGGCAGTAGAAACTGTTTCAAAATCAAACGATGAAATCTATAACACTAACAAAGCAGCTCAAAATGCAGTTGGCGATAATTCAAACAAGAATATGGCTTCAATTAAGTCATCTGGTGCACATGCTGACGCAATGCAATCAGTTAAGGAAGATCTTGATGTAGTATTTGGTGGTTCAGAAGAACTATCAGAAGACTTCAAAACTAAGATCTCTACTATATTTGAAGCAGCTGTATCAACAAGAGTTAATCTTGAAGTAACAAAGGTACAGGAAGATTTTGAAGCTAAGGCTAAGAGTCTAGAAGAACAATATGCAGCAGATCTAGAAGAATCAGTAAACAATATTTCAGCTGAAATGGTTGAAAATGTTGATTCTTATCTTAACTATGCTGTAGCCGAATGGATTCAAGAAAATAAGCTCGCAGTTGAGCAAAATATCAGAACTGATATTGCTGAATCATTCATTAACGGTCTTAAGGCTGTATTTACAGAGCACTACATCGACATTCCTGAAGATAAGGTAGATGTTGTTGAATCACTAGCTGCTGAAGTAGAAGAACTTAAGAGCCGTCTAAATGAAACAACTGAAAAGAATATCGAGCTTATGAAAGTTGTTACTCAGAATGAAGTAGCAGAAATTACTTCTTCAATCGCAGAAGGAATGACTGATACTCAGAAAGATAAGTTCATTAAGCTTACTGAAGCTATTGACTATTCTGATGTAGCTGAGTTTCGTAAAAAAGTAGCTATCATTAAGGAAACATACTTCCCAACTAAGGCTGAAGTAAAAGTTACTGAAGATCAGCTTCTCAATGAAACTGTAGAAGAGCCTGCAAAGGAGCCTACACTTGATCCTAACATGGCACGCTATGTTTCTTCGATTTCAAAAATTGTTAAAAATTAATATCGCATAAATAAACTTATATTAACTCTAAAGGAGATACAAATGAACTATCTAAATGAAGAATTAATTGCTAAGTGGAAGCCAGTACTTGAGCACACAGATCTTCCTAAGATCGGTGATGCACACCGTCGTAATGTTACTGCTGTTCTACTTGAAAACACTGAGAAAGCACTCAGAGAGCAGAATGGTGGAGTAGGTGCACAGAACCTATTTGAAACTCCAATCAATGCTGCTACTACTGGTGGTTTCGGTGGTTCAGGTGGTACTGGTGTTGCTGGTTACGACCCAATTCTAATTTCACTTATCCGCCGTTCAATGCCTAACCTAGTTGCATATGACATCTGCGGCGTTCAGCCAATGACTGGACCAACTGGTCTTATCTTCGCAATGCGCGCTAATTATGCTAACTCATCTGCAAAAGGCAATGAAGCACTTTATGACGAAGCAAATACTGCATTCGGAACATATCGTTCAGGTGCAAATACTATCGGTAATGCACAAACTGGAACAGTTCCAGCAGCTGGTGCAGATGCGTATAACTTTGCAGGTGGTGCAGCTACTACAGATGCTGAAGCATTTGGTTCAGGTATTACATTCCCTGAAATGGCCTTCTCAATCGATAAGGTTTCAGTTACTGCGCAATCACGTGCTCTAAAAGCAGAATACACTATGGAACTTGCTCAAGATCTTAAGGCAGTCCATGGTCTCGATGCTGAAACTGAACTTGCGAACATCCTTCAATCAGAAATTCTTGCTGAAATCAATCGTGAAGTTGTTCGTACAATTAACCTTTCAGCTCGTGCAGGTGCTCAAGACAGCAGCACAACTACTGCAGGTACTTTCGACCTTGATACAGATTCAAACGGCCGTTGGTCAGTTGAAAAGTTCAAGGGCTTAATGTTCCACATGGAAAGAGAAGCTAACAAGATTGCTAAAGACACACGTCGTGGCAAGGGTAACATTGTAATCTGTTCATCAGACGTTGCATCTGCACTTCAGATGGCTGGTGTTCTCGATTATGCTCCTGCTCTTAACTCAAACAATCTTCAAGTTGATGATACTGGTAACACTTTCGCAGGTGTTCTCAATGGTCGCTTCCGTGTTTACATTGACCCATATACTACTGGTAACTATATGACTATCGGTTACAAGGGTTCAAATGCATTCGATGCTGGTATCTTCTACTGCCCATACGTACCACTTCAGATGGTTCGTGCA